CTAATCGAACAATCCCAAATTCTGTTGTTGGACTTCCTCTTGCTTCACTACAGGTTCAGCGCACATCAGTTCCGCAGGATATGGCTGCAAAAAAGCGCGCGCGAATTCGGGGTTCTTGCACGACAGCCAATCGTCGTAATCGTTTCGTTGAACAACAACGAGCGAGCGTTTTTCATCGCCGGGCTTATGGAAGCGTTTCATCAACGGATGGTCGTCGGCATTGATGGTGATCTGCGTGAAAGAATAACTTTTCTTGCCTTCGCCCTCGTCCCATTCTTTGTATAGGCCAGCGACCGCAAAATCAGTCTCTTCAGTTAGCCCGATACGCCAGCGTTCGGCTTTACCTGATTCATAGCAGGGCTCGAAAAAATTCTGCATAGGAACTAAACAAAGCATACCTTCGCGCCATGGTTTGGCATAGGTACGCAATTCGCTGATCGTTTCCGCGCGTGCATTCATTGTCGAAAAGCGCTTCACACCGGGTGGCATTTTGGTTTTAGGAACCATGCTATAAATCGCCAGCAACGCCTCGCGATTGCCGCCGGTACTGTGACGAATAATGGGTGCGGCATAGTCTTGCCAGGTCTCTTTTTTCCAATCGTCCAGGCCTTTGCCGGTCGCGTTGTAATATTCAATTTTTTCCGGACGGGTCGGGGTGTAATTCACGCACATAGGTGACAAAACATTCGTGTAAAAATGCCAGTATAGACATTGCCCAGATTTCGTGCATAATACTGATTATTTAATCAGTATATTTATCATGCAAGTTCACCTCATTAAACTGCGTCTGTCTGGGGTTGCATTGCGTAAAAGCGAAATTCTCGACCGATTTCATCACGGAAAGATTGGCGAGCTTTCCTTACGTGAAACAAGCGATCAGGGCTTGCACAGACTTGCGCGAGTCGCCCGCTTTGAATACGGTGATACAAAACAGTATTCCGATACGCTGTTCGACCCGCAAATTCTGTGGATCGAGGGTAACCGAATGACGATAACGGGCTTCGAGCGCATGTCTTCGGTCAAGGGTATTGTTGACTATGCACAGTCTTGGTTGTGTGTGCTTGGAGAGGTGCCGCCAGTAAAACGAGAAAAACGTTAATTCTCTTCCGACAATCAAATATTCATCTACAACCCACAATCCTCATCACCCGCTGCTGTTTATCATAATCATCCCGACAATCCCGATCACAAAACAGTAACCCGATATCCACCGCCTCGTCGCAAAATGCACAATGTCCATCACTGTGCAGCTGTGTTTTGCGGCTCGCATTCGCAATCGCTGAGTTAATAAAAGTTTCGATATGTTTGTCCGATACGTCGGCGATATCGCTCATGGTTTGACTCCCGTTGTTTGCAGTAATTTGTATTCACTAAAGCGCACGACTTCCTCTCCTAGCCATTCATTGAGTTCTTTAAATCGCGCCTGCAAGGGTTCGAGTTCGTTCAGCGCAAACACGTGTGCGGCGGGTTCGACGGCGCCGAAGCCGCCGGTGTTGTTAGGAACGAGTCCCAGCAATTGCGGCGGGACTCGGTGCGCGGCCAGCATGTCGTCGCGGGTGACTCCTTTGATGTTGAAGAATTCGTCTTTTGCTGCGACTTCTGACACCGGCAGGATCTGGATCCCGTCCTTTTTACCGTTCGGTGCGTACATGAACACATTGCGGAAATTGCCAGGTCCTTTGCTTTCGCGTAGCGCTTGGCGCAGTGCATCGACGTCGGTCTGGTTTTGGGCGGCGTCGGTCATGTAGAGGATGAAACCGGCGTGCGAGCCGTTCTGGTAATACTTGCGGCGGAATAGTGTCGCTGCTTCGTTCAGCCATGCGCTGTGCAAGGCACTCAAATATTCCGGTAGGCCGTAGATTTCCTGATTAATGTCAGCTTCCATCAAATGGAAGATCGCACCCGGATCAAATTCGTGCGCTTCTTTCCAACCCTGCACGTACAAGTAAGCGCTCAGATCGTCGGTGCGGCGGCGCGTGTATTTGGCGAGTGCCGGTTTCAGCATCAACGTATCGCCCAGGCGGTTTTTAACGTGCTCAAGGTAGCCGTTGCCAAACACCAGGAAGTCGAGCGCCCAGCGTGCAAAATTCTCTCTCGTTAAAAACTTGTGCGGCACGAAAGTGGCAGCTAGCAGATTACGTTTCGCGTAGATCGCTGAGCTGTGGTGAACACTGGCGCGGAAGGAGCGCGCCAGGCCGTCCCAACTCAACGGTGTTTCATAGTAGCGGCCATTTGACCAGCATTCGATGTAGCTGAGGATCTCGGCCTTATCGAGCACCGGCGTCGGTTCGCCGAAGGTAAAGGCTTCGATGCCACTTTGGCTAATTGTCTGAGTGGTGTTAGTCATCCGGTATAAATCTCCATAAAGGATAGGCTGTTGCTGATACCGCCATCGAGCGGCTCGTGATCGAGCGCATGCATGCACGCCCAAGCCAGATCGGCGTGGCCTGTGTCTTCATGTCGGTCGGCTTTATAGGTCACGTGCTGGCCGCTGGCGGTCAGCGTTTTTTTGATGGACATGAACGATTGTGCAAGGTCGGTTGCTCCGGCATCGAAGGCCAGCCGCCCTTTACTGATCACGTCCTGCGCTTTGATCACCATGCGGCTTTTGATGGCGGGGTCGTATTGGATCTTGGTGACCGCCGGATAGAAGTGTTTAACAAGTTGATAGACGCCCTCCCCCATGCCGGTCGCATCAATGCCGATGAAATCAACGTGGTAGCGTATCGTCGCCTGCCGTATTTCCTCAGCTTGAGCGGCAAAGTCCATCCCCCGAAACTGGGTCTTTTCTAAAACGCGGAACTGGCCGCCCGTTGTGCGCGGCGGCGCCAGGATAACTAAGCCAGCGCTGTCGCCGGTATTGGCCGGGTCGTAGCCGAGCCAGACGGGGTTATCGCCATACGGGCGTGTGGTGAACGGCTTGTAATCGAGCCAATCAACCCAGGCATCGACCATGCATTTTTGCAATTCCGAGAGTGGGAACACCGATTCGGTATCGTCGATGAAGTTGCACATCAACAGATTGTCGAACTGGTCGGGGCTGTATTCGTAGGTGCGCAGCTCTTCAATATCGAACAGATTGCAACCACCCCGCTCAGCATCCATGATCGTCACGATCTGGCGCCAGATTTTATCTTCGCCGGTGTAGCCGCTTTGCAGTCGTGTATGGCTGATATCGATCTTGACCTGGTCTTTTTTAGGACGACGTTTGTTGAACAGATCGCCCGTCCAAAATGGATAAGCCTCGTGCGAGATACTCGACGGCGTTGAAAAATACGTCTTGCGCCATTGCTTATGCAAGGCCATGCCGGAGGCGACCTTGTTTAACTCCTGGAATTTATGCGTCCAAAAGAATTCATCGAAATAGAAATTGCCGTGATAGCCCTGCGCGGTTCTGGCGTTCGTGCCTAAAAAATACAAATGCGCGCCGTTCGGCAACACAATGGGGTCGCCGGCCAGCTCGATGCCTGCCGCTTCTTTGGCGAACTGGATGATGTATTGCTTGAACACGTGCGCCTGTGCTTTTGAGGCAGATAGAAAGATTTGATTGCGACCCGTCGCCATCGCATCGGCCAACGCTTCCCGCGCAAAATACCAGGTCGCGCCGATCTGCCGTGATTTAAGGATGACGCGGGTACGTTGATCGCCATTGCGCAACCAGACCTTTTGATAGTCGAATAGTGAGTCACGGAAGGATTCCAGCAACTGTTCGCGCTGTTCTTCGCTGTAATCGTTGCGAGCGGCTTTCTTCTTGGGTTCGGCATTGCGGTTCGCCAGCTTGGGATTCAAATCAACCTCATTGCCACCCGGTTGCTCATAGCGGCGCACACGCGCCATTTGCACTACTTGCCGGGTCAAGAGGTCGATTTCTTTAAAGTCGCTGCCTGTTTTCTGATCCTTGACGATGAGTTGCACCAGCCGTGCTTCCAGCGACGATTCGATTTTTTCGATGACGGGGACGTCGTTCCATTTATCGCGGTCGCACCAGCTTTGCACGGTGCTGCGTTTGAGTGCTAAGTGCTGCGCAATCGATGACACCCGCCACCCCTGAAAGTACAAGCTGCGTGCCTGCCTGCGTAGGTCGGCATCCGGCTCGCCCTGCGGTCGTTGAGGGGTATGCAAAACGAGCTCGGTGCTCGTTTCTGCAGCTATCGGTGGGGCGAGATCGTCTTCAGTTTCAATCATGCCGTCAGCGTAGGGGCTTTGCGCGGACGAAGGCACTGGCAAGAAGTTAGTAAGAAATTTATTAACCCATTGCTCGTTGATGGCGGTCGCAGCAAGGCCGACCATGTGGACTTCTTCGTCAAACTGATCGCCATCACACCATGTCTAAAAAATTCACCTCTAAATTTTTCCGGGTCGCTGTTGAAGGTGCGACCACCGACGGCCGCAAGATTGAGCGCAGCTGGATTACCCAAATGGCGAAAAATTTTAACCCCACCACCTATGGTGCCCGCGTGTGGATGGAGCATATCCGCGGCACGCTGCCGGATAGCCCTTTCCGTGCCTATGGTGATGTGACGGCAGTCAAGGCAGAAGAAGTGACAATCGATGGCGCAAAGAAACTCGCCTTGTTTGCACAAATCGAACCCACACCGGATCTGGTCAAGATGACCAAAGGCCGCCAAAAGATTTACACCAGTATCGAAATCAACGACAAATTTGCCGACACCGGCGAAGCCTACCTGGTCGGCCTGGCCGTCACCGACAGCCCAGCCAGTCTTGGTACCGACATTTTAAGCTTTGCCGCCCAAAACCCAAGCGCCAATCCCTTGGCTTCACGTAAAACCAGCCCGGATACGCTGTTCTCAGAAGCGACCGAAGTGACGCTGGAATTCGATGAAGTCGATACCGAAGTGAACTCCCTTGCCAGTAAGGTCAAAGATATCCTCGGCCGTTTCCATAGCAAAAAGACCGGCGACGACGCACGTTTTGCTGACATGACTGAGGCGGTCGAATCGATGCTCGGTCATCTCACTAAGCAGGACGAACAGTTCAGCGCCGCCACTTTGCGCATCACAGAACTAGAAAACAGCCTAAAAACCGTCACCGAGCAATTCAACAGTCTCAAAACCAAGCTCGAAACCGAACCAGCCAGCACATCACGCGCCGCATCCACTGGTGGCGACGGCACGCAACAAACCGACTGCTAATTCAAGTCCAGCAGCAGTTTTGTGAATCACCTATAACCGGAGAAATCTGCAATGAAGAACCCCACCCGCGTCGCCTTTAACAGCTTATTGACACGCATCAGCACCTTAAACGAAGTCAGCGACGCCACCCAAAAGTTTGCCGTCACCCCATCCGTACAGCAAAAACTGGAAACCAAGATCCAGGAATCGAGCGCCTTTCTGTCCCGTATCAACATCATCGGCGTGACCGAAATGGAAGGTGAAAAGCTCAAACTCGGCATCTCCAGCCCCGTCGCTGGCCGCACTGATACGACCAAAAAAGACCGCCAAACCCGCGACCTGACCGACTTGAGCGCAGAAGGCTACAAATGCTTTAAAACCGATTTCGATACCCACATCCCGTATGCAAAACTGGATGCGTGGGCCAAGTTCCCAGACTTTCAAACCCGTATTCGCGATGTAATCGTCCAGCGTCAGGCTTTAGACCGCATGGTCATTGGCTTTCATGGCACGTCGGTGGCAGCTGATACCGATATCGCCGCCAACCCATTGCTACAAGACGTGAACAAAGGCTGGCTGCAACAGATGCGTGAACACGCACCAGAACGCGTTTTGAGCTCCGGCAAAGCACCAGGTAAGCTCATCGTCGGCAATGCGGGCGACTACGCCAATTTAGATGCTGTCGTCTTTGATGCGATCACCCTGCTCGATCCCTGGTACCGCGAAGACGCTGGCTTGGTTGCGATTGTCGGCCGTGAGCTCATGCACGACAAATACTTCCCTTTGGTCAATACCAAGCAAACCAATGTCGAAACGCTGGCGGCCGATATCATCATCAGCCAGAAACGCATCGGTGGCTTGCAAGCAGTCAGCGTACCCTACTTCCCACCACGCGCCGTATTGATCACCCGCTTCGATAACCTGTCGATCTATTACCAAGAAGGCGCCCGTCGTCGCCAGGTATTAGACAACGCTAAGCGCGATCGTATCGAAAACTATGAATCATCCAATGATGCCTATGTCATCGAGCAGTACGGCATGGCAGCCTTGGTTGAACAAATCGAGTTCGCGTAATCATGACGCGGCTTTCTCCAGCCCAGCAACACTACCAGCGCACGGTGGCGGCGAAAGCCGCTGCGACAACCGTGCATGGCGACGTTGTCACGGGCAGCGACTATCAATTGATCTTCGCCAAGCTCATTACTGATAAACAGCGTTTGAAGCAGATCCAGTCGGTGCAACGCAAGATAGAAACCAAACGCGGCATGCTGCTAGATTATCAGCCGTGGATCGATGGCGCCCTCAGTGCTGGCCTCGGCGGTAAAGACGACGTATTGACCACGGTCATGATCTGGCATATCGACACCGGTGAATTTGCGCGAGCATTACAAATTGCTGAATATGTGATTGCGCACAACTTGCCTTTGCCCGATCAGTACCAGCGCGATGCACCGACTTTGCTGCTCGATGAAATTCCTGATGCCTACCTGCAAGAGGTTGCGCAAGGAACAGCACTCGATGCGGCAGCAATCGACATTCTGCAGCGCGTTGACCAATTGACTACAGGCAAAGATGCGCCCGACCAAGCACGCGCAAAGCTGCATAAGGCGCTCGCGTACGCCTACATCGCACAGAGTAGCGACGATGAGCTGACGCCAGAGCAACTGCCCACTGCACAAACCGCGATGACGCATTTGCTACGCGCACTCGATTTGTTCAACGGCATCGGTGTCAAGAAAGACATAGAAAGACTGGAGCGGCGCATTAAAAAAGCCACACCAGAGTAAAGAGCACCCCCTGGCGCACGGCGGCGCGGGTTGATGACCGATGACGATGTTCTTTCTGTCTGACGCCCGCCCACCGCCGACTTCTTCAAAGCAACGTACTCGTAGTGAGATCTACATGTCATTCATCGCCAACCCTTCCACTCAGAACGATGCATCGCAAGCAGGCATCATCAGCAACGATGGTTTCTTCCCCGATGTTGATTTACCTGTGATGCGCGATAAAACCCGCATCGACGGCACGGTAACGGACGATAGGCTGATCGATGCGACGGTGTCAGCAATCATTCATGTCAATGACCAACTAAACGACTACAAACAAGCCAGCATGCTTTTGGGCTACCAACGCTTGCAAGACATACCCGCCGCCCAGATCAACCGCAGCAGCGTGCTGATCGCACATTATCTGCGTGCCGTCTATTGCACCGCCAAGGCCGATCTGATCGAGCGTTATACCGATTACGACACAACCGCGACCTCGCTTGACGATAAAAAGCTGGTTGGCTGGCTCAGTAACGGCCCCGACGATCAACGCCGCAATGCCGCCTGGGCGATCAGCGACATCATCGGCCGGCCGCATACCACCGTCGAATTAATTTAACCCGTATGCGCGTCATCGCCCAACAAAACGACACGCTCGATCTGCTGTGCTGGCGTCACTTAGGCAGTACCGCAGGCGTGGTTGAGCAAGCGTTGCAGCTAAATCCTGACATCGCCAGTCTCGGGGTAACGCTGCCGCTGGGGTATACCGTCACCCTGCCCGACCAGCCGACCCAGAGCACAACGATACAGATGATTCATTTATGGGACTAAGCATGGAAAAAACCCTTGAATACGCCAAAGCCGCACCGCCCGTCACGATCAGCACCATTTCACTGATGGGTATCCCGCTCAACGAATGGGTATTTATCTGCACCATTATTTACACGGTCTTGCTGACCATTTTTCTGCTGCGCGACAAGCTGATTAACCCCTGGCTAGAACGTCGTCGCAAGGCGCACAAATCGCAAGGAGCAAGCGAGGTCAAGCATGGCAATCGATAACGTCAAACAACGCTTAGCCGCTGCCGGTCTTGCGGCAGCGCTGCCATTGATCGTCGCTTTTGAAGGGACGTTCTATGCGGCCTACCTCGACCCGGTGCGCATCCCGACTATTTGTCGCGGTCATACCGGCGGCGTCCAGCTAGGCCAGGTAGCCACGCCAGAACAATGCGACGACTACACGCTGCAAGACTTGGTCAAGGCAAAAGAAACCATCGATAGCTGTATGCATACCCCGTTGAACGATAACCAACGCGCGGCGTTCGCCTCGTTTGTGTTCAATGTCGGTCACGGCAAGGCTGGCGTCAAAGACGGCTTTTGCGTACTCAAATCTGGCCGACCATCCACCATGGTGACGATGCTTAATGCCAGCAACATCGCCGGCGCCTGTAACCAACTGCCCCTCTGGAACACAGCCGAGGGCAAAGTCTACCCCGGCCTCACCAAACGGCGCGCCGCCGAGCGTGAACTCTGCCTGAAAGCACCCACATGAAAAAGCTCACCGACTATCTCGACCCAACGCTATGGCTACTGGCAATACAGATGCTGGCCATCGTCTATCTATTGGTCGAACGCCAGGACAACAAAAACGCGCTCAATCGCGCCAATCTCGCCGCCATTGAACAATACGAACAGCTAAACCAAGCCAGTCGCGTAAAAGAACGCGCCTTGCGTGACGAAATCGATCACCAGGCAAGCACCTACCGAAAGGAAAAACAAAATGAGCAAGTTAAAAATAACGCCACCATTACTGCTCTGCGCACTGGTACTCAGCGGGTGTCAGTCGCCGTCCGTACGTGTAGTACAACCACCAACGGTACAGATCCCGCCGCTGCCAGCGGAGATACAAACCCGCGAGCCGAACTTGCGCCAGAGGTTGCAGCAGCTTTGGCAAGTATCGCCGCCGACGGCGACGACGCCATCCATGACCTCAACGCCTGCGTCAAGGCATACAACCTCGTCCGGGACCGATTGAATGTACAAGCCCAATAGCCTGCGCAAACACCTGACGGCCGCGAACCCCGATCTCAAACGCGACCCAGACAAGCTATTAGTGTTTGCTGACGAAGGCCGCCTGATCGCCACCGGTACACATTCACGCTCGTTTGAATACGCCTACAAACTCAATGTCATCATTACCGATTTTGGTGGCGATGAAGATGCGCTGATGGTGCCGCTCTTAGACTGGCTTGCCCATCATCAGCCCGATCTACTGAATAACCCCGACAAACGCGAACGCGGCATCCGCTTCATCGTCGATTTCAACAACCACAGCAGTGTCGATATTTCGCTCGAGATCGAATTGACCGAACGTGTCATCGTCCAGCAAGACAAATCCAAACTGACGATACAGCACGCCGCCGAGCCAGAACCGGCACCCAATTACAGCGCCGACTACTGGCAACTCTACAAAGGCAACACGCTATTGGCTGAATGGGCTACACCAGATAGTCAGGCAAACACATGACCCACGATCTAACGGCACTAGAAACCTGGGCAAGCACCCTCCTCGCCCAGCTCGACCCCGCCGCACGCCGCAAATTCACACAACAAATAGCCCAAAACCTGCGCCGCAGCCAGCAACAAAGAATCAAGGCACAGCAAACACCAGAAGGCATCGCCTACACGCCGCGCAAACAGCGCAAAGCATTCAAGAATAAACAAGGCCGGATAAAAAAGCAGAAAGCAGCCATGTTCACCAAGCTGCGCACAAATACGCATCTGAAGACCAAGGTAGACGCAAATCAGATCGAGGTGGGGTTTTACGGAAGAGTCGCGCGGATTGCGCGGGTGCATCAGTTTGGGTTAAGGGATAGGGTCAACAGTAACGGGCCGCGGGTCAAGTATGAGGAACGTAAGCTGCTTGGATTTGGTTCTTACGATGCTGAAATTCAAACAATATTTTTAAATTACATAACTAAAACTGTAAAATGAGCAAGCTTTTTACAAATAATCAATATCGGCGTATTTGATCTTCTATTCCAAATACGGCACATAACACATTAAAAATTTATATGAATATTAACCAAATTTTAGAGCATTTTTTTGAAAAAATGACAGAAATATCTTTACATCAAAGATCGGTTGGCGAAAGTGCAAAGAGTGAATGTGAAAAATTCAATGACTATTCAAAAATACTTTCCGAGAACGAAAATTTTAGAACAACCGGTTTCTCATCACATAATATGTTCTATAAAACTGCAATTTCGGGAGAATTTAAATTTTATGGTCGACGAAAACTTACAATTGATAAACATAAAGAATACGTTGTCCTACATCTAAATAAGCAATATCAATGGCTTTTAGCAGAAGCGTATGAGAATTTTGAGAATTTTTTAAAACTTTCATATGCGAGCGCGGGAATGAGCGATCACAATTTTTGGCACGCATCTGATTTCGGTGATATTTCATTGAATCAAATATCTGAAAAAAATTGGGAATGGTACGCAGCACGGGCTGATAAGAAAAAAAATAGTCCGAAAAGTATCCTGACTCAATTCAGAAATAAGTTCTCGGAAGAACTCACTTCGGTAGAACAAACAAATACTCTAGGAATCGATCTAAATTTTTCAATAACGTTAATTGAGAAATTGCGCCATCAAATTGTTCATACAAGTGGTGTTGTAAAAAACAGATCTGACTTTCTGAGAGATGTTTTTGATACTTGTGGCATGTACAATAATGGGCACCCAAAAAAGGAAAACGTTGATTTCATTGGTCAATTTTTTGGAGAGAACGAATATAAAGATACGATATTACTTCTTGATCATTATTCCAACCATAGCGATTTAACTCTGTCACAAAGTCGTTTTAATTTACTGACCAACATATTGATCTCATACGCTGACTTGATCGCAGAAAAATTAAAAACACACCAAGCTAACAAGAACCGCGCTGAGTGCATCACATGAGTACTGGCATGCCACGTCAAGAGATTTGGAGAAAAATGTATCGCGAAAACCGATACTGTCGACATCTTAGCCAGAAGGAGTTGAATCAGCGCATCCGAGACGTATTTCTAAATATGCTTCGCTTGATGCCAGATGTGAAGATAGGGCTTCCTCCATTGGAACCAGAGGGTGCGAAGGCAATGGAAATCTGGGCACACGTGCTGGAAGAAATGGCACTCCGTCACGGGCCATATCCAAACGGTTTTACGCGAGATATTTTGCATTCCGAGCCTTTCCCAGACTTTGCTGGAGAGGTTGGCGCAAAGGCAGCAGGTGTCCTCGCGTCAAAGGGATTGCGATCCGGCGATGTATTCGTCAAATTCGGAAAGGCTGAGCATATGAGGTCTTTGGTTGAAAAAGGATCCTTGCGCATTCAATCCGCAAGCTACTACGCCACGCCAAACCATAATGGCGCAATAAGAGATGATGAACTTTCTTTGCCCCTTTCCCTAGCGTTATCTCGTGATGCCATCATCAAAGGCGTCCTCAATCCGCAAGATGTACCAGATGGCCCTATTCTACAGCGCCTAGATGTTACTTACAACGCGGGCACGGACTATTGGCTATATTGTGTAAGTTGCGCAGTTGAGCCTCGACTGTTCGTAGATTTTCAAGCCGACTCGTGTGTCATCATCAAGGATAAAGACCGCTTCCAACACCTCCTTACGCTTCAGAGCGCGGCCAAGTTTCCCGATACAGGCCATCGCCATGGGAAAGCCATTTACGTCGATCCACACCTTCCCGCAACTGCGAACATTGATGTCCCAATGTCGAAGCACTTCCGGTACGAGTATCAGAGCGAATACCGCTTTGTGTGGAGGCCAGTAAAACCGATGATCAATCTGCTATACGTCGACCTTGAACTCGGTAGCTTGGAAAATATTGCAGAGCTAGTTGTTCTCTAATGGTGGTATTATAGACAACGTTACGTTCGAGCGTGACTATTGCGATGCAGCCCGCGTCAGGACTACATACCTAGCTTAAGTTCACTTTTATTCGACAATTATTCGTTAATTATTAATAGCCAGTACACCGTCATTCGATGTTATTCAAAGGACAAAGATGGCATTGGAGAAATCCATAAGTCTTTAGGCGCTCTTCAGGGAGTTACAATAGCAGACGCAAAAGGAATCATATATCATCTTAATAAAAATGATGACTTATTACTCAGCATGTTGTTTGGCATATATGAAACCTATGGCACTTATATTGAAACCTCCCAAGGAGCATCCACTGTATATTCACACTTCTCTACTAGGCAGTTCAATACATTGCTTGATGTGGTATTCCAGATAACCAATATGATTACTGATGCTGAAGGGAATAGCATCTATGAACCCACTCGTGCAATTGCAAATATGGATTCTCCTACTAATCCAACGCTACTGATGCATCGTATTATTGTTGAGAATTTTATAAAGAATATTAATAATAACTGTCCTGATTTCTTTTTCTTTGAAATGCTCGGAGACACTAGGCAGCATCGTGAAAAGGTTAGGGCTCTTTTCCCAGAGAATAGTGCTTCATAAACTTCGAATACACATAACAAGTAAATCCAGCGGATGCCGTTCCGCCGCCGCTGATTTCCGACGTTAGTCTTATAGATGCTTATATCAATCAATAGTTGCTTACGCCAGATTGCTGCTGCCTGGTTTGGCGTGGCAGTCTTGGCTACGACCTGTCAGCTAATTATAGATGGCGAGATCGCAGCCCTGGGCAGCATACTAAATGCAAACAACTTCGTGGCTTTCTATCCAGTAAGCTGACTGTCTGCTTTTCAAAAATCCTATGACGGTTATGGGCACATTCCGGGCAGTCATGATCTGGCACTCCCGTATCCATCAGCGTCAGATCATGCATCATTCCCTATATAAAATCGCCCTTTTGACTACCAATTCCGAATAATCAACTCCCCCGCTTTCTCCTTCGATTTCGTCGAACCGCCTATTGTGTAATTAATCGTGACGCTCTCCATATTCAACCCCGCAAACACCTCCCGCATTGCCGGAATATCGTTCACACTAATCACCATCTTGCCTTTAATGGTGCGGGCAAATTCCGCCATGATTGCGTATTGCTCTAAGCCGAAATCAACGCCGTATCCTTCTGTTCCCCAATAAGGCGGGTCGCAGTAAAACAAGGTATGCGCTCGATCGTAGCGGCGGATGCAGTCTGCCCACGGCAAATTTTCAATCACGGTGTCGGTCAGGCGCAGATGTGCTTCACTTAGCGTTTCCTCCATTCGCAGCAGATTCAAGCGCGGTGGACGTGTGGTATCAGTGCCGAAAGATTGCCCGTTCACTTTGCCACCGAACGCCAACTTTTGCAGGTAGTAGAAACGTGCGGCACGCTGGATGTCTGTCAGTTGTTCAGTTGGCTGTTTAAGATACCAATCGAACTGACGTCGGCTAACAAGCGACCAGCGAAACTCGGCGATCAGCGCATCGAGGTGGTGTTTTACCACTCGATACAGATTCATCAGTTCGCCATTAATGTCGTTGAGCACTTCGCATTTGACCGGAGGTTTTAAAAAGTAAATCGCAGCAGCGCCGCTGAACGGTTCGACGTAACATTCGTGCTCAGGGAACTGTGGAATGATGTGTTTAGCCATACGACGTTTGCCGCCTATCCACGGGATGATGGGTTTGCTCAATGGAGACTCCAATGGGTGATGCGCTAGGGCACACTGGTTCGGAGCGCGTGACTCTCAGGGTATTCATGGTTTTACAACGTGGGCATTTGATGGTGAGAGAAATGAACTCTCCCTCACCGAGTTTGCGGGAGCAGCTCCCGCAGCGGATATCCTGCATTTTCATAGTAACGAAAAATATGGTAGCCTTGGCGCGCCTGTGCACAGGTGACGCGGTCTTCGGCCAATTTTGCAGGATCTATCTGCGAAAGCGGTGGCGTGTTTGATGTTAGCGCATCAGTCACGTCGCCGCGTCCTTTTTTTACTATCGCATGCGCGACTCTAGTATGTGCTTAGGACGGAGTTGCTATTCCCCATAGCAACTCGCCGCCACGTGACCAGCTAAGCACTTCCCTTCATCATCGTCAGCATGGAATTTAATCTTGCTGACCTCTCCCGCCGCTTACAAAATCTGATTCGCTTAGGCACGATTGCCGAAGTGAAGCACAGCCGCATTCCGCGTGTGCGCGTGACGGTGGGTGAGATCACGACTAACTGGCTGCCTGTTGTCACTGCGCATGCTGCTGCGACCAAGACCTGGGCGCCACCTGCGATCGATGAGCAATGCCTGGTGTTTTCTCCTTCAGGTGATTTGGCGGCGGGTGTGGTGTTGGCAGGTATTAATAGCAGCCACCAACAGGCGCCGGATGATGACCCGCACAATACGCGCATCGTTTATCCTGATGGTGCGCAAATTGATTACAACCATCAATCGCATGCCTTCAATGTGACTTTACCCGATGGCGGTTCGGCCGTGATTGAGGCGCCCGCGTCTGTCACTGTGCGTTCTGCCGCCATCACACTCGATGCACCACAAACTACGTGCACTGGCAATTTGCTGGTACAAAAAGCCCTCACCTATATGGGCGGCATGAGTGGTCAAGGCTCTGGTACAGGTGCTGCGGCCGTGATCAAAGGTGCTGTCCACGCGACAGAACATATCCAATCCGATACCGACATCGTCGCCAATGGCATCAGCCTCACTGGCCACACACATCGCGAACAAGGCGACGGCAACAACGTGAGTAAGCCGCTATGAGAGGCATGCACACCGTCACTGGCAAGCAGATTGATGGCCTCGATCATTTACGCCAAAGCATTGCCGATATTTTGACCACCCCCATCGGCACACGCGTCATGCGTCGTGACTATGGCAGTTTGCTCTTTGAACTAATCGATCAGCCGCACAACGGTGTGACGCAATTGCGCCTATATGCCGCAACGGCAAAGGCTCTTTTGCGTTGGGAACCACGTATCAAGCTCACGCAAGTCAATATTTACCGCACTGATGTGCCTGGTCGCGTGTTACTAGAACTCAAAGGCAAGATGGTGAAAGATCGCAATGCCATCAATGTGGGTCTCAGCATGCCTATAGCCATACGGGGGCGTGTATGAGCTTAATTGATTTAAGCAGTTTGCCTGCACCCAATGTCGTTGAAGTCATCGACTTTGAGACGATCTTTGCGCAACGTAAAGCAGAATTTCTAGCACTCTATCCGGCAGACGAGCGAGCAGCAATCGCGGCTACGCTGGATTTGGAATCTGAACCCATCACCAAGCTACTACAAGAAAACGCCTACCGCGAAATGCTGTGGCGGCAGCGCGTCAATGATGCCGCACACGCCGTAATGCTGGCCTATGCCAGAGGCAGTGATCTGGATAATTTAACGGCCTTACTGGGTGTAACGCGCTTAGAGCAAGAGACCGATAGCCGCTTACGCTTCAGAGCACAAATGGCGTTAGAAGGCACTACCGTAGCGGGCAGTCGCCGCAGCTATATTGCGCATACCTTCTCGGCATCTAATTTAGTCAAAGACGTGGCGGTAACTAGCCCTAAGCCTGGCCAGGTGTTGGTCACGGTATTGGCAACGTCTGGCGATGGCGTGCCAGATGCAGATCTACTCGCAACGGTGGCGGCGTATTTGTCGGCAGAAGAACGCCGTCCACTCACTGATCAAGTCATTGTAGAAGCGGCGCAGATTGTGCCTTTTGCGATTAATGCAACCTTGAATACCTACCCTGGCCCCTCTTCTACCACGGTCATCCACGCCGCACAAATCGCGGTACAGAATTTTGTGAATGAACATCACAAGCTCGGACACGACATCACGCTATCTGGCCTGTATGCGAGTTTGCATCAGGTTGGCGTGCAACGGGTGATTTTACAAACCCCGCTTGTCGATCTGGTAATCAGCGAACGTCAGGCGGCGTATTGCACATCAATCAACCTCACAATGGGGGTGAACGATGTCTGACCTAGCCAACTCGCTTAATTTGCTGCCACCGAATCGATCGCCGTTAGAAGTGGCCACCGCAACGGTGTGTGTGCCCAAGGTCGATGCCAGCGTCGTTACCCGCCTATGGAATGCTGAACTTTGCCCTAGCAATTTGTTGCCATGGCTGGCCTGGGCAACCTCGGTCGACGAATGGGATGACCGCTGGGACGAATCTACCCAACGTCAGGCGATTGCAGCCAGTCTAGCGACGCATCGCAAAAAAGGCACCGTCTGGGCAGTAAAAAAAGCGCTTTCCGTGGTCAACATCACCACAGAATTATTGGAATGGTGGCAGCAGCAACCGCTGGCCGCACCCTACACCTTTGCCTTAACCGCGTGGGTTACCAGCAGCCAGCATGCGCATGAAGCAGTGTTGGATCGTGACCTGTATGAGCGCATCAAACGCATCGTTGATCAAGCCAAACCAGTACGTGCCAGCTACTACTTTAAGGTCGGTGCGCTGTTTGATCAAACTAATCTGGGCTTTGCGCAGGTACAGCAGGCCATTGCTTGCAGCCGCAATGGTGGAACAGTGCAAGCAGTACAAACCACGACCCCGGCACAACTCGCATGCGTCGCCAACGTCAAGCAGATCAACGCTGTCGCCAGTTATATGGCCACGCCTGTGGCGGTGCAATTGGGTGCGCAAATCAATTCTTTGCGGCTGGCATCCACAGTCAAGCCGCTTTCCGTTTTACGCGTAGCGATGGAGGTTCAATGAGTACGCCCCTTTTACCGACGATGTTAGAAGTCGGCCTCAATGCGATTTGGCGCGGCAGTAACGATGGTGTCGCCGCTCAAATCACGCATATTGCCTTGGGCGACGCTGGCTATGCACCCAACCAAGGCCAGGCAGGACTGCGTTCAGAACGTGCACGCTACCCTGTCGCCGATGGCAAACGCGTCAGCCCACGTCAAATTCACGTGACTGCTCTGGCTGATGGCAATACAGAGTTTTGGGTGCGTGAGGTTGGCTTTTACCTAGCCGATGGCACTTGTCTTGCCGTCTGGAGTGATCCGGCAAAACCACTCGCCTACAAAGCCCCGGGCATCGATCTGCTGCTGGCGTATGACTTGAATTTGTCAGCGGTACCGGCTGACAGTGTCACGGTGCAATCTACCGGAGCGGGGCTCAGTCTCAACATGGCCGGAGAATATGCGAGCCTGGCAAAAGCGCTCGTGCAACTACAACGCACCATCCTCAAACCTTATCTGCAATAAAAGGAACCCACTATGAGCCTAGAGCAACAAATCGCTGCGTTGGTTGACTCAACCACTGCCTTGACCCAAGAAGTCAGCAACAAACAGGCACAAGTTGATGCACGAGTCGCTGCCAAAATCAATGAACTTGAAGCCTGGCGTGGCAGCCATCTAGATGAGCACCCTGCCATTGCCGTTAACTTTAATGCCCGCATGACTGCCTTGGGTGGTACCGCACCACAGCAGTTACCGCTTGCCATGGGCGTGCATGCGGGTGGTGATTTTTGGAGCAAATTTGATGTCACGATGATCCCGGTTACATCAGGGCTTGACCCAATTACCAGACCGCCTGTCGTTCGTGAACTGCTGCAGTACATGAATATGGATAGTTTGTATTTTCATGGAGGGTTCAATATTTTAAAACTGACCGTGAAGTCGATTACAAATAGCTTTGGTCCTTATGTCTTTTACACACCGTATCAGCATATTTTTGAAGGTGCCTTTAACAGCTTTGTCGTGTACCACAAGATTGTTGGGAAAGCTGATTGGCGATGGATGGATAACGCCAAAAAAGAAGTATGGAACCAAGTCACACATCACATCTATGCCGGCGATGCCGCTGGTGCATACACCCATATCGATATAGGCCTGAGCGGTTCTATTGCCGTAGGCGACACGCTGTATCTGGCCTTACCACAAGTTATTGCCGGCAAATGGAATCCACAGCACCGCTGTCCACAAGTGCACAACATCTATGACGCCATTATTGACGTGGTCGGTAGTGGCAACTTAAGTGGGCTGGGTGGAACCTTCGCTGGCATCAATAGCGGCAATCGTTAATAGAAAGGACTTCTCCATGGGAAATTTACCAACCAATTATTCTGATCAAAGTGACGAAAGTACGCTGATCATGACCACGCGCGGCTTAGAAAGTCCTGCGCAGATTCGTGCCCGTGATCTTTGTTCTGCTTATATTGAGCGCACTTACCCAGTGTACATGCAGCTCAATATTCTTCGTTCTGGTACCAAAGACGAAAAGGCCAAGATGGATGCTTTCATTGACGCCTGCCGCGCCTGGTCTAACGGCACCAATCCTGATCCTGCCAATCTTCAAAAGATTGTTTCTGGAGCGGCGTAATGGAAAAACTACTCGCCCTGCTAGCAAAAATCCCCGCCGACAAACAAGGCCATGCCTTGATGGGTGTGGTGATTTACCTCATTGCCAGCATCGCTCTATTGCAGTTTGTACCCGTCACTTTGGTTGCACCACAAGCCTTGATGGTGGTCGTTGCCGTGGGTGTATTTAAAGAAGTCTACGACGCCTATCATCCAGAAAAACACACTTGTGATTTCTGGGATTTTATAGCGACAACCAGCGGTGGATTGCTGGTGTTCATCGCGGTGCATTTATACCTTTAACCTAAGGAAAATCTATGTCCAGAGATTATCACCACGGCGTGCGCGTCATTGAAATCAACGAAGGCACACGCCCTATTCGCACCGTTTCTACCGCTGTGATTGGCTTAATTGCCACCGCGGATGATGCAGATGCGACGACCTTTCCGCTCAATACGCCGGTGCTGTTGACCAATGTCACCAGCGCAATTGGTAAAGCGGGCAAACGCGGTACGCTGTCGCGCGCGTTAGATGCGATTGGCAAACAAACCAATCCTTTTACCATCGTGGTGCGTGTGCCACAGGCAGAGCACGAAGCAGAGCAAACCAGCAACACCATCGGTGGCGTCTCGCCATCTGGTCAATATACGGGTGTCAAAGCCCTGCTGGCTGCACAAGCCAAATTTGGCATGAAGCCGCGCATCATCGGCGCACCGGGTTTAGATACGCAGGCGGTGACGACAGAGATGGTCGCTGTCGCCCAACAATTGCGTGCCTTTGTCTATGCCAACTGCTGGGGTGCGCAGACCAAAGAAGCGGCTGCTTTATACCGCGAGCAGTTTGGCCAACGCGAATTAATGCTTATCTGGCCAGACTTTGTTGACTGGGATACTTCCACCAACGCCAACGCATCCATTTCAGCCGTGGCCTATGCTTTAGGTGTACGGGCAAAGATTGACAATGACATTGGCTGGCATAAATCGCTTTCTAACGTGGTGGTCAATGGCCCACTGGGCATTTCTCGTGATGTGTTCTGGGATTTGCAAAGCGGTGCTACCGATGCTGGCTACCTCAATCAAGCAGGCGTCACTACGCTGATCAATAAGTCAGGCTACCGCTTCTGGGGATCGCGCACGGCAGAAGTAGGCGAATTTTTCTTCTTCGAAAACTACACGCGTACCGCCCAGGTGCTGGCCGACAGCATTGCCGAAGCGCATTTTAGTTATGTCGATAAGCCCGTACATCCATCATTGGTGCGTGACCTGCTGGAATCAATCAACGCTAAGTTCCGTGAACTGAAAGCTGAAGGCTACATCATCGACGCCCATGCCTGGTTTGATCCGGCATCGAACAGCAAAGACAGCTTAAAAATGGGCTCGCTGACAATTGATTACGACTACACGCCGGTACCGCCGCTGGAAGATCTGATCATGCATCAACGTATTACTGACAGCTATCTGGCGAACTTTGCGCAGCGCATTACCGCTTAATCATATAGGGAGCAATCATGGGCTTACCCAGCAAACTCAAAAATTTTAATTTATTCAACGACGGTATCTCTTACCTCGGCCAGGTGCCAGAAATCACCTTGCCTAAACTCAGCCGCAAAATGGAAGACTACGTCGCTGGCGGCATGACCGGCCCCATCGAGATCGATTACATGAATGAAAAAATCGAACTCGAATGGACTGCCGGTGGCTTATTGATCGACGCTTTAAAGCAATACGGCGCGACCAGCCACAATGCCGTTCAACTGCGCTTTGCCGGAGCATATCAGCGTGATGACACTGCCGAAGTCGATGCCGTCGAAATTGTCGTCCGTGGTCGCCATAAAGAAATCGAGATGGGCAACACCAAAATGGGTGACAAATCCGACCACAAATACAAAACCACCTGCAGCTATTACAAGCTGATGATCAACGGTGAAAACATCATCGAGCTTGATTTTATCAACGGGGTAGAGATGATCGGCGGCGTCGATCGCACCGAAGAGATACGCCGCGCCATCGGCGTTTGACCCACTTTGAACCTAAAAGAGAACAACCATGACAGAAAAAACCATCACTCTTGACGAACCGCTCAAACGTGGCGACACCCTCATCAAGGAAGTCACCCTACGCAAACCCAAAGCAGGCGAACTGCGCGGCGTATCGCTGGTCGATCTGGGTAATATCAACGTCGTCGCCCTGCAGCAGGTCTTGCCACGCATTACAACACCCATTTTGACGGCGCAAGATGTAGCGAACCTTGACCCGGCTGATCTGTTAGAAATCGGCGCGGAGGTGGCTTCTTTTTTGGTCAAGAAAGCGGACCGTACGGCATTCCAGAAATAGTCGAAGACGCCATGGCAGATATTGCGGTGGTGTTCCACTGGCCACCCACCGCAATGGATGCCTTAAGCCTCTCAGAACTGATGGACTGGCGCGAGCGCGCCAGAATCCGCAGCGGTGCAGAATAACTCAAGGAAACCCATGTCTGAGCGTGATTTAAAACTTCAGGTGGTGTTCTCGATGATAGAGAAGATCACCGCCCCCTTAAAACGCATCATCGGCGAATCCACCGCCAGCGGCAAGGCGCTCAAAGCGCTGCGTGATCGCCTTAAGGACCTCGATAGCCAGCAAAAAGCTTTATCTGGCTTTCGGCAATTACATACCGGCCTGCAAGAAACCGCCAATCGCTTGGATGCTGCTCGCCAGCGCGCAAAAATGCTGGCTGAACAAATGCAGGCAACCGAGCAGCCAACGCGCACCATGACGCGTGAATTTGAACGCGCCACAAAAACCGCCAAACTCATCAAAGAACAGCATCAACGCGAAACACAACAACTGCAAGTCTTGCGCGACAAACTCAGCGCCGCAGGTATCAGCACGTACCAGCTAGCCCAACACGAGCGCAGTTTGCGCAACAATATCGCCGACACCAACGCCCAAATCACCGCCCAGCAACACAAACTTTCTGAGCTGGCCAAGCGCCACGAACAAGTCAGCGCGGCAAAAAAGAAAATGGAAAGCACTCGCACAGCCGCGGGCAATGCCACCATGTCTGGCATGGGCATGGCGATGGCTGGCACCGCCATGAGCGTGCCGGTCATCCAATCTCTCGGCGAGGCCAAACATTTTGAGACGGAGATCCAACGCATCCGCGCTTTAGGCATGGGCGACGCCATTTCAAATGATGCGATTAAATTTAGCCAGGCAATGCAAACCTACGGCACCAGTTCGTTAGAAAATCTGGAACTGATGCGCGACTCATTAACCGTCTTTGCCGACTTGCACCACGCGCAAATGGTCTTACCGACCCTAGCCAAGATGAAGTTTGCCAATGCCGCCATGTACGATGAACAAACCGGTGCAGAAAAAGGCCAAAGCTTCATGAACATGCTTAAGGTCATCGAGCTACGTGGTGGCCTCGCCAGCGAGAAGAAGTTTGAACACGAAGCCAATCTGGTGCAAAAAGTGCTCACCGCCACCGGCGGCCGCGTTGGTCCCGACGAATGGCTCAACTTTATCAAGACCGGCGGCGTCGCTGCCAAATCGCTGCAAGATGAAGCCTTCTTTTACAAGATGGAACCCTTGATTCAAGAAATGGGCGGCCACCGCGTTGGTACCGGTTTGATGTCCGCCTACGCCAACCTGTATCAAGGTCACACTACCGTGCGTGCCGCACAAGAGATGGGCCGGCTCGATCTGCTCGACCCCGGCAAGGTCGAATACAACAAAATAGGCATGATCAAGCAGATCAAACCTGGCGCATTGGCAGGCGGTGAAGTGCTCAAATCTGACCCCATGGCGTGGCTAGAAACGGTCTTGCTACCCAAATTAGCCGCTAAAGGCATCACAGACCCAGAGCAAATTAAAGACACGATCGCGACCATCATGACCAATCGCACCGCGTCTAATCTGTTCACGCAAATGTACTTACAGCGAGAGCAGATCCACAAAAACGCCAAGCTCAATGCCGGTGCAGCCGATATAGACACACTCAACCGCGGCGCACATGCCACGACCAAAGGCCGTGAGCTTGAAGCATTAGCCAAGATCAGCAGCGCCAAACAACAGATCGGCACACAGATCCTGCCGCTGTATGCCAGCGCTTTAGAAAAGCTCGCCAGCGTCTTGCAAACTGTCACCACGTTTATGAAAGAACATTCCACCACCGCCAAGGTGCTGGCAATTTCTTTTGCAGGGCTATCTGCGCTGTTGGTGGTGCTGGGCACACTGACCATCGTCTTTGCGTCGATCATTGGTCCCTTCGCCCTCTTCCGCTATGGGATGACTTTGTTAAAAATAGAAAGCGCCGCTGCACCAGGCATCCTGGCCCGACTCGGTACCGCCTTCGTACGCCTTGGTCCACTCGCTATGCGCGCAGGCAGTTTTTTGCTCATTGCTGGCCGCGCCTTGGTCAGCTTTGGCATCGCTGCCTTGGCTAGCCCGATTGGTCTCATCATCGCCGCCATTGCGCTACTCGCTGCAGGCGCCTACTTGCTGTACAAAAACTGGGAACCAGTCAAAGCCTACTTTGTAGGTTTGTGGGCGCAGATACGCCAAAGCTTTAACGATGGCATCGCCTGGCTCAGTGCCTTAACCAGCAGATTTACTGAATTTGGCAGCAACCTGGTTCAAGGATTAATCAACGGCATCCGCAATGGTATGACCGCAGTCAAAGAGACCATCACCAGCTTAGGCAGCAACGTCGTCGACTGGTTTAAAGAAAAACTCGGCATCCACAGCCCCAGCGTCGTCTTTACCGAGCTTGGCCAATTTACAATGCAGGGTTTATCAAATGGTTTAGCTAATGGCGAAGGCCAAGCCGTTAATCAGGTTAGTCAATTAGCCAATCGGCTGACTAAAATGGCCGGCGGACTCGCATTGACCACATCTATCGTGCCAGCGATGGCAGCAATGCCGCATGCGACATTTGACCCACTGAGCGCATCCGCGACACCAACAATCCGATCATACCCTGCACCGACGTTACCGCCGTTAGTATCACCCCGCAAAGCCGTAGATCAACCCGCACTCAACCTCACCCCGTTGAATGTGGACCGGCGCCCACCCGTTGCCAGCAACAGTACAAATGCAGCGCCGGCAATGCACAGCAATGACACCATTCAAATCACCATCAACCCACCAGCCGGTACCGATGCGCAGGCAATAGCCAAAGCCGTGGCAGCGGAGTTGGACAAACGCGAACGGCAGCGCGCGGCGACACGTCGCTCGAGCATGCACGATTACGATGACATGTAAGGAAACGCCCTCATGATGATGAGTCTCGACCAATTTGTATTCAGTCTGCCGACGCTGGCGTATCAAGAATTTCAGCGACAACAAGAATGGAAGCACCCCGCCACCTCACGCGTTGGTGAGCGTGATGCGCATCAATACCTGGGCGAAGGCGATGACACCATCACCCTCTCTGGTTGGATCGCCCCAGAACTCACCGGCGATATCACCTCGCTCGACGACATTCGCGATATGGCCAGCCGTGGCGAAGCCTATGTATTGGTAGAAGGCACCGGCCGCATCTTTGGTGAATTCGTCATTACCCAACTAACTGAAGGCCGCACCCTGTTCTATACCGATGGCATGCCACGCCGCATCGAATTTTCGGTCAGTCTTAAACGGGTAGACCGCGGCGACCAGATCGACGCCTATTCCGGCTCACCCCATCAAGAATCAGACACCGAATGAGCTACCCACAACCTACCTTTAGCATCACCTTAGAAGGCAAAGACATCACCAGCAAGATTTACCCACGGCTGGTTAGTCTCACCCTGACCGAAGAACGAGCCAACGCCGTTGACCAACTGGACATCACGATCGACGACAGCGACGGCCGTGTCGCCATTCCCGCTACTGGCGCCAAAATCACGCTCAAACTAGGTGGCCCAGGCTTTACCGCCAACGGCGGCATGGTCGACAAAGGCACATTCATCGTCGATGAAGTCGAACACGAAGGTGCCCCCGACACCATCACCTTACGCGCCCGCAGCGCCCAGATGGCCAAGCCAATACGCGTAAAAAAGAGTCGAAGTTTTCATGCGCAAACGATCGACGCCATCGTCAACCAAATCGCCAGCGACAATAAACTGACGCCGCGTGTCGGAAAAATCTTCATCGGCAAAATCGTCGACCACATCGATCAAACGAATGAATCAGACATCCACTTTTTAAACCGCCTGGGTAAGAAATTCGATGCAGTAGCAACGATCAAAAAAGACGCCCTGCTGTTTCTGCCAATAGGCGAAGCCACGAACAGCAAAGGACAAGCACTGCCCACCATCACCCTGCACCGCCGCGATGGCGACAAACACCGCTACCATACCGCCAACCGCGACGCCTACAGCGGGGTACGCGCCCAATGGCATGACCCCGACGACGCCAAAGAAAAAACCGAACTCATCGGCGAAGACGACAACCCCAAACGCCTACGCCACGTCTACGCCAATCAAAAAGACGCCGAAGACGCCGCCAAATCCGAATGGCACCGCATAGAACGCGGCAAAGCCACACTGCAATTCACCCTTGCCCTTGGCCGACCAGATGTATCGCCCATGATGGGCGTGCAGATACCAGAATTAAAAGCGCCAATAGGAAATGCGGAATGGTTGATTGTGAAAGTGACTCATAGCCTGAGTTCACAAGGGTTGACGACGCAACTGGAAATGGAATCGAAGAACAATGAAAAAGAATCGTAACGTACTATAAAGATTGATAAAATATTAAATCAAATCAAACAATATCCATTTTCATGTCGATCTTCTCCTTCTTACCTATTCTCTGCATGTTTGCCATCTACACTTCGCTCGTCAAGTTAGCGGCATTTTTATACAAGAGAACCATTTTAAGTTGGAAGCATGCCTTTATATATACCACTGGCATTACTGTCGTATCGATGTCCTATGCAGCGTTAACCATACTCACAGAGCACCTAATTCCTGTACCAGTAACGATATTGATAGGATTAGCAATGCAACTTGGATTTGGCGGATGGTATCTCGGTAGTAAAGCACAGGCAGCCAACAACGGGACTTTAGGTTTCAAACAAGGCGTATGGATTGCTGTCATTGCAAATGTTCTTCTATCAGTCTGCACTATCCCAATGTTCGTTTTTATTCTCCTGAGCTTCCCCTGAAATTTTGTTCCCCAAAGTTGCGTTTATTTTACGTCACTTTTGGGGAACTAAATTTGAGGAGAAGCTCAATTTGAGCTTCCCTCGATAATTAGTTCACCATCAGGTGAATGTCATGCAGCGAGATTCTCTTGATTTTGTTTCTTCATCCAGTCTTCCAGATATTGAACGGGAGAGCGGTAACCTAATGTCGAATGCTG